ACATCAAGGTAAGCGTTGAGCACTGCCACCATGCTTGAGTTGGAATGTTGGCTATTAAAGTCTTCAAAGTCCACACACCAAGGTGTCGCTCTTCTCAACACGGCCCGAACCCTAGATGATACGTATGAGGGTCTTGCTTTCGAACCAACCGGAAAATCTGATGGTAACGTGTCCTCACAATTAAAAAACACAAAGTGTGTTAACACGTAACTGGTCATGTCCGATCCGTATATAGCTCTCTGTTTGCCCCACTCGTACTTCACAGAAGACCATGCGTGTAGCTCGGGTCTACGGTTCAAATAATGTTCAATTGGCACATCTTCCGCTATATTTAGTGCTATGAACTTATTACGCAGCTCCCTCTCTTTGGGCAGCCCTTCTGTGTCTTCAGCATATTGACTATGTATTGACCCTGAAGCAGACCATTGCCATCTCGCTCCCCAGTATTTCTTCCAATCCAGACGTCTATATTTTTCTCTGTCTGGATCATATTTAGAGAACAGTTTTTTTGCTGTCTCATATACCGTCTTGTAGGGTATTTTCGTCAAACACGGTTCAGTCCGGTTCTTCTTCTCAGCCCTCCAGTCCACTTCTCCGGTTACCCTGTTCACCAGGACGTCGAGTTCGAACACATCTCTTAAGTCTGAAGCCACAATATTTTGATATGACTTAGCCCTCACTGATATAGACTTACCAAGTTTAGTGAATTCTTGGACTGAGCCCACTGAAAACAAGCCGGCTTTTTCGACCTTTTCGACTGTTTCGTCCGAAACGCTGGCGCACCATAACATCATACCTCCCATCATGGTGGTCGTGGCAATTTTTTTCAAAGACCAGGCCTTCCTGGCTCTGTTCCGCTCTTCACTGGTCAATACGTCCCACACTTCCTGAGCTGTGAAATGAGTATGATGGAGAGAAGAAATGTCCGCCCTTGGCAAATTCTCTAGTTCAGTATCCGTTACTTCCCCTGGAGTCATAACCTCTCCTGCTCGCCGGCCAAATTGCAGGAAGACGTTGTCATCTGTACACCAGTCGTTGTAGTAACCAGTATAGTCCTCGATGAAATGTCTCGACAATGCAGCCAATATTTGTTTTGTTACGGGCGCCAGTACTTGGTCAACCTTGTAGTACACGTAAGTTGCACCCGACACAGGAATCAACCTCGCTTGCACTCCAGTATTGTAATAATTGTACCATGTGTCCATTTCATCAAACTCCCCTTCCAGTCTATCTATTACAAGATATTCTGCGTCTGAGAAGACACAAGCCTCGTATTTCCCGAAGCCATTTACCAACAATGCTGCGGGCACGGGGTAGCTCGCAAAACGTCGATTGATTGACTTGGGTATCATTTTTCGTTCATCACGCCTCACTTTTTCGTCATGTTCGTTAATTTCATCAGAGCTATAGCTACATTCGTTTATAGTTACATGTACCCCTTCTACATCATCATTATCTAGCACACCAGGTGCGCCGAAACGGTGTAAACCGCTTTCTGCATTAAGTATTTTCTGCTCTACAGTTTGTACATTACTTGCTACAGTGTTGCTAGTGCTACATTTCCTACTTATTATGGATTTGCCGATCATTATATCTCCTCTATTTTCGAATTTGCTCTGCAGATTCTTACTTTCTTTTAAAAACATCTTCTTTCTGAGAAACTCCTGTTCGTACTGTTTGCTCCTGGCAATCTTGTCCTTATAATACATGAAATTGTTTCGTAAAATAGCTAATTTTTCTGCGTTTGCCTGCGCAGATGATTCAACCCCTTCCTCGCCACTAGACTCGCCCATTACCAGAATAGGAAAACTTTTTCTGTCTAGCACTCCAGGGTCTACGGAAACTTTATACGTACTCGAAATCGGTATAGTATTTGGTGCTCTACTATCTTCTGTCTCACAATTCATACATTTGCCGGCTTCTGTCACCGGCTTGTTTTTTATTCCACACCCGCAGGACCAACCTGCTGCACGGCCTGCTGCGG